GCCCACTCTTCCAACTGCCTCACGGCCGTGCGGACCATCCGCACGTCACCGTCAAAACTCCTGCTATAGCCCTCGACCGCACTGACACTCGTGAGCATCAATCGTGCGGCCCGGAGCAACTTCAACGCCCGGCAAATGCCCAGCGAGTGGCGGCCGTCCGCCGCCTTCACGCTGGCTCTCTTCGGATCGATTCCACTTGTCATTGATGACCTCCAGTTCGCTTCGTCTGATTGAGATGTGGGCTGGTGCTTCGATGCCCAGCTTGACCATTGGCCGACCGCCGCCCGCTCCGCGGATCTCCCGCACCACCACGACTACGTCCGGACCGATCTGGATTCGGTCTCCGAGGTAGCGATTAAGATTCAGCACGACGGCTCCGTTTCGTTGCCGCTTTGCCAGCCTTGGCTCGGCGGGGTGGTTCCTGTTCACGCCCGGCTCCGCCGGACTCCGTTCCGGCGTGATCCGTCACGCCGGCATCCTGGTTGCTGGTGGCCGCGGTGATTGCACCGCCGTGCCACGGTTTTCCCGTACGGTTCTGCCGCAGTCGCACCTCGGAGAGCCTTCGCAGAGCCTCCGGCTCCCCGCAAAGAAGGTCCGCCATCCGGTCGGCGATAGCCTCCAGGTCGGCGATCGCCTCGCGTGTCGAGTCGTAGATCACCTCAAGATCACCGGCGATCAGCCGCTGCTCGATGTCCATGTCGATCGTCTCGTTGAGCGGCAGTCGCCGCGTGCAGACGATTGCGGCGGTCGCCATCCGAACCCGTAGGGTGCGCACGACCTCGCCTACCTCCCCCGCGGCACTCCGTAGAGATTCCGCACGTTCACCGGAGCTGCATCCGGCGGGAGGTAGTCGCACCGTTGAACCCGACGCCGAAACTCCTCGTCCGGCGACCAACTCATCTGAATCGCAGTCGTGAGCAACTGGATGGTCGGCTCGGTCGGGTCGGCTTGGTCTCTTTCTCGGTCCTGGTATCGCTGAGTCGTGTCCATTGCGGCTTCCTCTCGTTCTGAGGGACGCCGATGCTGCGGTTTTGCGTGTCATGGCGCGTCCCTCGCCTGTCGTTCCTGCCGATCACCGTGATCGGCCGCTGGTTCTCTTGTGTGGGGGTACTGTACCGATGTTCAGATACCCGTCAAACGATTTTCTGCGTCGTGTAGCTCGTCGATTCTTTGAAGTGGGGGAGTGGAAATCTGAAGCCACTCGGTCGTTGGTACGAGTGCGTATCAACGATGTGAGGAAAGATACGCAATCGTGTAAACGTGTCAAGCGTATTTTCTTGAAAGAGAGAAATCGCTTGAGAAGCCGCGTAAATCAGCCGGGGCGGAATCCGCCTCGCTTGCGGCCCGTCACTCTCGGCACCTTCGCCAGCGTCTTGATCTCGGCCTCGTCAAAGACTCGAGCGTTGGCGGCTATGTGCTCACTCCAAAGCATCCCATCCAGCGCCATGCGGCGAAGTCGCCCCATGCTGATGCCGAGAATCTTCGCGGCCTCGCGGGTGCTGATGAGTTTGCGGTTGGTTTGGATTGCCATCACCATGCCCTGATAGTATCGCAAGCGTATGAAGAGTCAAACTGTCCAATCCGCCCGACCCCCCAGACCCGCAAATCCGGCCCAGCCGCTTGCTTCGGCTGGGCCGGTCTGCGAGAGTTGAAGTGGCCGGGCAAGATTTGCAGTGGAGGCGAGGGGAGTCGAACCCCTGTGGGGTTGGGTACCTAGGAGGGGTGATGTACTAGCGTCCAGTAATCAGTCAGACTGCCCGGCATCACAACAGGGAGATGCCATGACGCGAGGGATGCCAGTCAGGGAGTTAACGACGAGATACGCGAGGGTGCGGGAGCTGAAGCCGAAGACTTTGGCTCTCTACGAGATGATGTGGGCCAGGTTCGAGCGGTTCCTCGAGCGGCCAGCGACGGTCGGTGATCTGAACGTCGACACGGTCGCCGGGTACATCGAGTGGCGAAAGGCCACGCCGGGGTGGCGGGGCCGATTGCCGAAGCCGGCCACGGTGCGGCGGGATCGCAACATGATCCGGGCGACCTGGGAGTACGCCGCTCGGCGAAAGTTTGCCGACGAGTTCCCCGAGGTGCCTCGCGTGCGGGTGCCGGAGTCGATCCCGACCGGTCGTGCCTACACCGCCGACGAGGCGTCGGCCTTGATCCGCCAGGCGAAGCACCGGATCGGCAAGGTTGGCGGATTGCCTGCTCGCTGGTGGTGGCCGACGCTTCTGTACGCTGCGGTTTGCACTGGTGAGCGATTCGAGGCACTCACGAGCATTAAGTGGGCGCAGGTCGACCTCGAGCGGCACACGATGCTTTTCCTTGCCGACACGCGGAAGGGCTCGACGCGAGACATCGTGCGGTCGATCACGCCGCGGCTGGCGACGATGCTGGCCGAGCAACGTCGCGGGGACGACGATCTCGTCTGGCCGTGGGACCGGAAGGGTCGGTCGCAGTGGGCATCGCTCCAGGTGCTATGCCGCACCGCGGGCGTGGAGTATCGCGGCCGAGGCTTCCACGGCTTTCGCCGGATGGCGGCGAGTTATCTGGCGGCCAAGTTTGGCAGGGGGGCGGCGACCGAGCTGCTCGATCACTACGACCCCAGACTTCAGAGGGTATATGTCGATCCGCTGATCTGCCCGTCGACGTTCAACTCGCTGGCCGGGTTGCCGGAGTTGGACATCGGCGATTCTGAGCCCCCTGAGAGCGTTTCTTTGGGGTGATCGCCGCTAGGGGGTGGCGTCGGCCGCCGCGATCAGCGGCGGCCGTTTTGGGGCTCCTGGCGACGTTTGGGCGCGGACTCGATGATAGGGTGTTGTTCGCAGCCGGGGCACCCCGCGTGCCGCGGGGCGGAAGGACCCGTGTACGGCCGTGCACTATCGTGCACGGCCGTACACTCATGCCGAGTATTTCGATAGCCATCCACAACCGGCCGCGAGTATTTCGATAGCCGACGGCCGTCGGCCGCGGGATATTTCGATAGCCGACCATGTTCACGACCGGCCGACCGCGACCAGGTCGGCGACCTGGTCGCCGCTGACCGCTGGTCGCTCGCCGCTGGTCGCTCGCCGCTCGCCGCTCGCCGATGGTCGATGGTCGATGGTCGATGGTCGATGGTCGATGGTCGATGGTCGGATTCTCACTTACCAACTGTCCGGTCGGAAACAACTTCGCAGCAACGCCCGTATTCCAGCACACAAAAATATTTTTGTGTGGAGTACTTGACGTCTACTATCCGATGGGATACTATGACAACAACACGGGAGCGAAAGACGATGAACACTGCCGAACACAAAGCCGCCGCCGCCGCCGCCGGGATCGAGTGGACCGACGTGATGGCCGTCTATCGTGAAATGCGGGCGATGGAATCCGACCTGGTTTCAAGCCAGACCGCATTCCGCCGCGAGGCTTTCCAAGAGTTGTCCGGCGACCAACACGGCGGCCGGGCGAAGTTTGCCAACCGCCATGCTTTCACGACGGGCGACGAAGCAAACTTGTCGCTAGACACTGTGGCCGCATTCCGCGGAATGCGGTCGGCCGACCTTTACTCCGACCTTGCCGCCGACGCCCCGACACTACGCGATGCCGACGCCGTTATGCGGGAGGCGATCGCCCGCGTCATCGACCAGGCGGCCGCCGCCGACGACGTGGAAACGACCTGGACCGGTCTAGTTGCTGCCGCTGCCGCCGCCGACATAACCGAGCAATGGCTTCGCCAACTCGTCCGGTCCGGCAAGGTCCGCGGCCGCAAAGTCGGCCGTAACTGGCTTGTGGCCGCGGCAGACGTGGCTTTCTTCCAGCGACACCCAACCGCCGGCCGCCCCCGTGTTCGTGCCCACCTTGCGGCCGCCCCGTTCTAGCCTATTGTTGCCCATCGGACACAACCAACAACACAACCCCGAACCGGCCGCGGGATTCAATCGGCCGGAACACTTGAACGGAGCTTCAACCATGAGCGTTGCAAACCTTGATACCTCGAATCTTGCATCCTTTGCCGCGGCCGCCGTCCGGCTTGGCTTGGCACAACTGGCCGACGTGGCCGAACTTCTGGCCGCCGTGGCAGACGCCAACGCGGCCGCGTTGGCCGCTCAATATGGCGACGACGTGCCAACCATAACCAAAACCGACATAGCGTCGGCCGCGCTCGAAATCATGGCCGACCGTGCCGACGATCGGGGATGGCCGCCGCTGCTCTACAACTGTGTCACGAACGACGGGCGGCTATATCTGGCCGACGACGTGGCCGAAACCGTCCGCGGCTTGGAGCGTATGGTGGACAGCCAACGCGACGCCGACGAGCGCCGCATGGCACGGGCTGAGGCTGACGCCGTCGCCTATGACGACGTGCCGCAGCTCCGCACAACCGACGCCGCGGCCATTCGCCAGGCCATGGCCGACGCCGGAGCCGATCGCGTCATAGTGGCGAAGTTTCGCGTGGATGAGTCGGACGGCCAAACCGACTATTTCGGCGGTCGGACCTCGCGACAGGTCGTGATCGGTTTCGGCCGCGGGAAGCGTGAGTCGTTCGCACAACTCCGCAAAGCCGCGGCCGCATTCAAGCCCACGGCCGACTACGGCCCCGGCCGCGGCCGCTGGTACGCGTCGGCGGTGCTCGGTGCCGATTGCCGCGGCAACGGCTGTTTCATGTACGCCGGCGGCCGGTCGCCGTGGCACAGCGAAAACCACGCGGGCCCGTTCCCCACCTGTGCCGCGGCCGAAGCGTATACGGCCGGCAAGCACCTGGAAGCCGTCAACGTCGACGGCGTAACTGTGCCGATCGTGTGGCAGATCACCGAAGAGAAAATCGAGCACCGCGAAAACTACAGCATGGGCGGCGGAAACTATCTCGGGGATAGCCGATACGGCGGATGGACCGTCAGCAGCTCCACCTACGTTCCCGGATTCGCTGAGCTGTTTTCGACCGCCGCATTTGGCGGCAAGCCGAAGCGCTGACCGCCGGCCCCCCGTCGCCCCCCGTCGCCCGCGGGCGGGGGCAAACGGGCGGCCGACTTCCGACCGACCCACAACCACAACCAGGAGCCACGACGATGAACACCGAATCCGAGACCGCCCGCTATCTCCGCCTGGCTGACGACGCCAACGCCATTGGCGACAACGCAGCACGACTATGGGGCCAGCTTGAGGCCACCGAACGCGCCGCGTCCGCCGCATGGGCGGCCGCCCATCATGCCGCGCACGACGCCGGCGACAACGGTTCCGCCACCTATGCCGAAACCATGAGCAGGCGACACTGGAAAAGCGCCGAGCGCCTGCGAGTTGCATTCCACAGGAGCACGGGCAGGGACTTGGCATCCTGACCGCCGCGGCCCCCCGGCCACCGGCCGCCAACGATGGCGGCCGGAAACCGGGCGGCCGGGCACAACGCCCGACCACAACCCACCACAACCAGGAGCAAAACCAATGCCCGCCTACCACGTCCCGCAGATCGACCACGCAGCCTATCCCCGACGATGCCGCACCATGAGCGACGCCGAACTTATGTTCACGATCGCCGACGCGAAGTCTGCCCTCGCCGCGATGCCCGATAGCGACAAGGCCAGCTACTACGCGGACGAAATCTGCTACGCGGCCGACGAACTGGCCCGCCGGGCCCGGGGCGGAAAACGCCGCCTCCCCACAACCAATGAAATAGCGGCCGCCGCCGCCGCGGCAGCCTGGAGCCTATGCGAAGGGCTCGACGACTGACCGGGCCGCTCGATTCGTTCCCGTGTTCTCAGACTGACCACGGAAAACCATGCCGCAATCGCTTGACAGTTGGAGCCGACCGGCAACAATGTCCACCATGGCACCCAAGATCGACCCGGACAAATACGTCACCATCGGCACCGCCGCCAAGCTGGCGAACGTGTCGCGGCTATGGATGAGGAAACTAGTCCAGAATGGGCACGTCTCCGGAATCCAGATCGACAACCAATGGTTTGCCCTACGGTCGGCGGTCGAGTCGTTCGCCGATACAGCATCCGGCCGCGGCCGACCACGCGGCGGAAGCCACGCCCACTAGCCCTCGACAGAAAAAACTTTCCCTAACCCCTTGTCTAGTTGTTGCCGATTGGATACAAATAGACAACCAGCACAACCCGCGGCCCCTGCCGCACAACCAGGAGAGAACCCATGACCCCGATCGCCCGATACCAAACCCTAGCCACCCGCCACGCCTTCCGCGGTTGCGACCCTCTCACCCAACCGATCGTCCACGCGATCGCCGGCGGGCGTGAGATGCCCGAGGAGTTTGCCATCCTCGACACCTACTACGACATCGGTGCCCCCGAGGTCGAGCAGCGGTGCGAGACGATCCGCGAGGAGGTCATTTGCATAACCAATGCGGCCGGCATCCCCATGACCCGCACGTTCACCATGATCGACGGAGGTGCCGTATGACCCCCGACATCCTCGCCCTCCTCGACTCCGGCTGCCTTATCATCCGCGTGGCCCGCCGGGAGAAACGCCCGCTGGGGGCAGCGTGGCAAACCAAAGCCACCAACGACCCCGACGAGGTGGCCCGGTGGCTCGCGTCCGGCTCCAACATCGGCATCCTGCTCGGCCCCATGTCGGGAGTCGTCGACGTTGAATACGACACGCCCGAGGGCCGCGACCAGCTCGCCGCCTTCGGCTTGCTCGATATCCCCACGCCGACCTGGCGGTCGGCCCGAGGAGAGCACCGGCTCTACCACTGGGAACCGTGGATGCCGGAAACCGCTGTCATCAAAGCCGACGACCTGGAGATCCGGATTGGCGGCCGTGCCGCCCAGTCGGTCCTGCCGCCCTCGATCCACCCCACGGGCATGGCATACGAATGGACAACCAGCCCGGCAGAGGTTCCGATTGCTCCGTTCCCGGCCCAGATCATGGCTCAGGAGATGTTTCGATGAAGAAGAGAAAGCCCGCCGCGACTGTGAAGCCCGCGTTTAGCCCCCCAGGCTGGGCACTGACCGAGTATTTTGAGACCGTCCAAGTGATCCCAGCCTCCGGGGTCACCGCAAGATACAAGGATGGAGAGGAGTATCCAGTCTTTGCGTGGGCACTGCAGGCCAGGTCAGAGCGTGACAGCGGAGAGGTCATAACCAGAGTGGTCGGCCTGACAATGAGCGAGAAGTCTCCCGTACTCATCGACGTGGACGACCCAATGATCGGCGGCGACATGGACTTTGATGGATACGGGTGGAGGCTGCAGAAATGACCCGCCCTACCTGGAACGACGCCATCCGCGGCCTCCTCCTCGTGAGGATCGGCCAGGAGCTAGGGACCGACTCCCGGCTCGCCCGTGCCGTCCACGACGCGATCGACGCCGTGCTCGCGATCCTCGGCCAGTGATCGTGCCATTGCCCGCAGCGTCGTTCGCCAACCAGGCGACGGCCACCAGAGATCGAGGAGCACCACCCCGATCGCCGACGTGGTGCCGCAAAGGATTGCATCCCATAGCGGGCCCGACCCTTGCCTGGCTTCCCACTGCTCGCGGACCTGTGCCTGCATAAGCAGCATTGCCAGCCGCACCGAGGCGTGATTCCGCCCGCCGTTAGCCGCGGCGTCCTCAAGGTGAGAGTGCGGCCAATGCCGCACAACCAACCTCGTGAGACCGTCCACCCGCCACGCCTTGGCGTAGGTGACTCTCGCACCCAACCGGTAGCGGACGTGTGCCTGCAGTTGGGTGATCGCGTCGTTCACTCGTCACCGCCGGGGTGGGCAGGATCCGGAGACGCAGGTCGTGCCAGACTTCACCGGCACCGGGGCCGGCGGCTTCGCCGAAATCTCCTCGAGGATCGACGCCCTGGCGGCCGACACCGCAGCCGCAGCCCGGGCCGGCTCGGTCGCGATCCGGTCGTGGTCGGCCGACAGCCAAACCAGCAGTGACACCAGCCAACGCCAGATCATGCTCATGATGGCTTTACCTCATCGAGTTTTCGCCAAATCGCCATGCACGCGACCGCACCAACAACCGACAGCACCAGGCCGGCCGGCCGGTAGTGGTCACCGCTCACCAGCGAACCGGCCAAACCTCCGGCCACCGAACCAACGACGCCGACGGCAATGGTCTGCCAGCGGCTCGACGGCTTCGCCGGCGGCCACAACCACTCGGCCACCGAACCAGCGATCCAGCCAAACACGATCCACAGAATGATCGAGAACATCACCAGCCCTCCGCGTGACACACGAGTGATCGGTCCCCACAATGGGCAGCCGCATACTGCTCCTCGACCGGCCGCGGTGCGGGCTCGGCAAACACCGTCATCCACAACCCAAGTTTCGCCAGCCGCGAAACGAACTGAAGGAACGGCCGTTGCGGCCGCGGGCTGAAAGGATTCACCGGGTCGAACCCTGGCACACTGGCGGCCAGATAGCCGGCCACCAAACAGCCGAGACAGGAGAGAACGACGTTGCGTTTTGTCATGACAACACTCAGAGGGCGAGGTGGTGATTGACTGCCGGCAGCTTCGCCGCGTCGGTCGGGGAGGGGGCCGGGGCCGGCTGCAACCAGCCGGCGTGATCGAGGTCGCGATACCGGAAGCCGTCGACCGAACCGATTACGAACGAATCGCCCTGGGCGAGGATCGCTTCCGCGTCCTGGCGGGAGATCCAGAAGCTCCCGTCTGGCTGGTCGGCTGGGTGCTTTTGCCCCCCCACATACGAGCCCCAGCTATTTAGAAGAAGGATCCCGTCGCGTGGATTTTTCATCGGGGTGGCAGACCCCGGGCCGTTGTTCGCCGCGTACTTCACAGAAATCGCGACTAAGCAGTGGTTCCAGGTTGAAGCCCTTTTGCAGAACCCATCTGCATCACGATCCCCGCTGGCGAATCCAATGTTGGAACACACGGGCACGCACATGCCCGACTCGAGGGCCGCCGTAAGTGACGCCCAATCCTCGCAGAGGGCCACGGCCCTCGCGGTGTGCTTGTTGGCTTCCTTCGCCAGCGACGGTGGCACGCCGTAGTTTCCGTAGTTACGGCAGCGGTCAATCGAATAGTCGGTGAGGTCGATGTCGCCGTACTTCTGCCGGTAGAGAATCCCGCCAATCCCCGGTTGCTTGCATCTGCCGGATACCCACCTTGCCGCCGCACCGCCGTAGCTGCCGTCGCTCCACCCAGCCGTCGACGGGGCCACGATCGGCGGCATCCGGCCGGAAGTCCTTGAGCCGCCGTAAATTCCTGACACGTCGACGAGCAACGGGCATTCAGCCAGCCCGCCGGTAACGTGATCCACGGCTTGCGTTACATAACTTCCCATCGACCAACCATGGCCGACACACGTTCCAGCACTGCCCTGATTAAGCGGCCCGAACGGCTTGCCGTACCGCTGCCGGTGGCAGCGGTCGGCGAACCGATAGAGGTAGGCATCGTGCCCCTTCGCGCCGGCGATGACCTCGGCCCCCGCCTGGCGGAATAGCGGCTGGTCTAGTTCGCGGAGAAACTCCCGCGTGCCCTCGGCGTCGGGGACATATCCGAAGTTGGTTTCGACTCGGTCGGCCAGCTTGGAGACGTACCGCGAGACGACGGTCCCGAGTACCGCAGCGAAGATCACGAACGCGATCGCCGACCAGGTCCACTCGCTACTTCGCCGCATCGGTGGCAGCCCTCCCTAGATCGCGATATGCGACGACCCAAGCCGTGCGCTGCTCGGCGGTCAGCGGCCCGCCGTCGGTGCCCACGGCCTCGTCGAGGTATTTGGCTATCGCATCGCGTGCGGACGGCTGCCGGTCACCGATCGAAATACCACGGCAGCGAAGGATCCGGGTCCGCTTCCGCAGCTCGTCGACCGCGACGCCGGTGGAGAGGTAGCCGTCCGGCTTGCCAGACGAAAACTCGATCTCGTCGGCCAGCTCCGAACAGAGGGCACCTATGAGCGATGCGTCCTCACTGGCTGTCTCCCCCGAAAACAACCCCGCCAGCGACAGCGGACCGGCGTCTGGAACCGGCGTCGGCCCGGGGCCGGGGGACGCCGGCGGCATGATCGCGTATGCGACAGCCGCGGCGACCAGTGCGATGCCGGCGTAGTGGCGGGGCGTGAGTTTGGCGGCGGCGGCCTTCGCCTTCGCGGCGAATGGCTGAAGGTGCGGCCAGCCCCAGGCTGCCACCGCTGCGAGGATCAAGAGAGTAGGAATCATGCGAGCCTCACGAGTGGCAGGATTTGTTCGACCGCCCCGGACGCGAGGGCAAGCACGAGGAGCCGGACCGGGCCGCGGGCGAGGCCCCAGATCGGCCAGAGAACCAGCGGCACGCAGCGGTCGGCGACGGCGTCGAACAGCCGGCCAGCTCCGTCGAGCACCGCGGCCTTCTTCTGGTCACCCGTCATGCTGGTGACAGCGTCTAGGGCTGCGACCGCCAGGTGAAGGAGAGCGACCAGCAGCTCACCGAACTCGGCCCAAGTGAGACCATCGCCAGCCGCCGATCGTGCGGCGCTGATGAAGGCGTCGACCTTCGTGAGCACGCCCCCCGGGGCGGCCTCGGCGACAGCGATCGGTGCGTCCGAGATCACGAGTATGTCCCCACGCCAACCGCCGTCACGTCGACGCCGTAGGTGCCGGTCACAGACGTGGCGAACGCCAGCGTGCCGCCGGTGATGCCGCTGCCGTAGTCCGCGACGTGCAGTTGCCCGCCGACGCCAACCCGCACGCCCGAGATCCCGGGGTGCGTCACAGTAAGGAACCCTCCGGTCGGGCCGGTCGGAACCTGGACAAGCAGCTCGCGGACGGTGGCGACGTTGGCGGTCTGGAGCGTCCCGAGGACCGATCCGGTGATGCCGGTGGTCGACATTGAGAAGCCGGCTTGTGTGCCGGTGAGCGACTTCGACGCGGCGACGTTGGCTTGCCCCACGCCCGTGCCGTTGGAGATCGCACGCGACGTGCGATCCTCACCCGAGGCAGAGTAGTCGGCGACCGACTGCGAATCGGAGAGGGACCAGGCGAGGCGCGTCGTGCCGGCGACTGTCAGCGAGGTGGACATCAGTGGATTTTCCCTTCTTCGTGGAGCTTGGTGGCTTCGGCAAGCGTCATGCCGGAGCGGATCGCGAGGTACTCAAGGAATGTCAGCGGTCGTCGGCCCGGGGGCGTACTCGTGATCGAGCCGATGCCGGCCCGGCGTGTCGGTTGGTAGTGAACATGGCTGCCGCCCTCCTCCGGTGCCGACAGCGGTTCACGCCCTCGGCCGGTAGTGCGAAACAGCCATTCATGCGTCTGTGCCACGTCGGTCCTCTACTGCCATTGTACGCTTGTTCACTAGTCGGTCCGGTCCATGACTTCGTACAGGCACGCGGCATAACCGGCGATGTCCACGGGGCCGTCGACAGTGGCCCCCGGCCCCCTGAACCTGGCGACCTTATCGAGGATCATGACGACGGCCCAATCGGCCTCGGTCAGCGGCCGCTTCAGCACGTCGGCGAACGCCGCGTTGAACATTCCGACCGTCCTGGCGAAATGCTTTTGCGGTCCGCCGTACTTCGGCCGGCGATCGCGGATCACCTCGGCCGTTTTCTCGCAGAGCTGCTCGGCCGGGGTCTTGTCGAGCCGATCGCAGTCGGCACCGTAGACCGCCCGCGTGATCGGCTCGTGGTCCGGGGATATCTGGTCCTGCCGGTATTTCTTCCACGCTGCTTCCAGCATTGCCCCGCCAGCCTCTTTCTCTCGGTTTGCTTCCAGCATCCGTTCCCTTTCTTTTATCAATCTCACGGTATGTGCCGCGAGATTTCCCGATGTTCCACACCATTGCCCCATGAATCGACGTGCATCGCGGAGGGCGGTCGCGATGTATTCCTCGGAGAGCGGTTCGCGATACGAAACCTCTGCCGCAGATTCTTCGGGCATAGGTTTCGTCACGCCGGCACCTCCATCCGGGGACCGGCGACGTGCATGGCAGCCAGCCCGCCAGCCTCGTCGTAGATGAACAACTCCATCGCCCGACGCTGGCCCAGCCAGCCGTTCACGGCGTGGTAATCGTCTGCCGGCCCGAGCGACGGCGCGACCCGCACCAGAACCCCATCGAGGGTTTCGATCGGCCGTGACCACTCGGCCGACTGGTGGTGGAGGTGGCCGGTGTGGATCTCTCGGTAGGGGCAGCGGGCCCACGCCTTGGCCGCCTCGATCGCCATGAGCTGAGGCAGCTTGCGTTTAGCCCGATGCCCGTGGACGAACCCCAGAAGATTGCGGCCGTGGTCGAGATACTTGCGGGGCGTGAACTTCTCGTCGATGCGGACCCGACCGCCGGACTGGTAGCGTTCGACGAGCAACCGATGCAGGGCCCACGTCAGCGTCTCGTCGTGGTTGCCGTTGACGATAACCACGTCGGCCGGTGCGATGCCGCTGGCATCATCGACCACGCCGATGATGGAGTCGGTGCCGACGCCGATCATCTTCTGCAGCCGACCGTCACGCTCGAGCGGCGTGCCGCTGGTGGTGGTCCCGGCCGGAGAATCGTAGTGCATCAGATCGCCAAGCATCCCGACGGTCATGCGGGCCGGTCGGTATCGAGCGGCCAGCTCCAGCAGCTCGCGGGATGCGTCGGCGACCAGTTGGGCCGCGATGTCGAGATCGTAGTCGGCCTCGCCGGTCGTGCCCTCCCAGCAGTATTTTCCGAAGTGAGTGTCGGCCACGACGAGCACTGCCCACGGCCCAGACTTTGACTTCGGCAGCGGCTTCGCCTTTACCCGCCGGCCAGCCAGCGCCGACGCGATCATCGCCTCAACGCACTCGCGGACGCCGGGGCCGGGCTTAGGCTTCAGCCGCACGAACACGCGGAACAGCTCGGTCACCTCCGGCCGCCCGGTCTCGCGGTTGACGCTCATCCCCTCCCATTTGGTCGCTTCACTCTGTGCCACCTGGTATAGCTCAAGGTCAGCCTCGATATGCCTCAACAGATCCTCGACCGTGCGGATCGTCCGCGAGACGCTCCGGGCCTCGACGTTGTCGCCCTCGGTGCGCCTGGTCACATGCTCGGCCTCGGCCGCCGGTGAAGGCTGCGGAAGGCTGGCGACCACGTCAGCTATTAGCGGCCGTCGAGCCATCTGGTCACCGTAGAGGAGTGTGCGCTAATGCCGCGGTCAGCGAGAGTCTTTGCAATGGCTTTTGCCAGCCCGGTCTTCGTTGCGCTGATCCGGCCGGCACGAAACTCGGACCGGATCTCCTCGACCTCGGCGAGAATGTCCGGCGGCAGCACGTCGGCAAAACTCTGCCGCGTCCGCCGTGGCAGATTCGTCAGCACGTCCTCCAGCAAACCCGGCTTCGCCATGCCGCCTCCGTACTAGCCAGTTTGCGGATAGGTGTACGGGTGTCAACCGCTGTTTTTTTCGGCTTCAACCGGCCCCCACTTGCCCACTGGGCACGACTGATCCGCCCAGTGCAGCTTGGATATGTAGGCCCGTTCGCGGCTGATGCCGCAGCCGCATTTAGTGCAGACGTTGGCAGCGAAATACTCGCACGCCGTGCAGATCGCGTGGCGGGCGGCCACCTGTTCGTCGGTGCAGCGGGGGGCACCGGCGGCGACGTGCGACACCGCGGCCTTAGCGAAGTTGCCCATCCGCTCGAGCAGCGGGGGGGGCTCGCTGCTAGCAC